ATGAACTTACATGGCAGGACTATAACGATCCCAGAGGATTCCATCTGTTTGATCTCGATACAAGAGAACTCGAATTCTTTTGCAATCCTTATCGAATGTTTGAACGAATCGAATACAACGATAAAGACCAAGAACCAATCGATCTTGATTTAATTGAACTTGAAAAGAAGTACGTAAAGTTAATAGTTGTAAACAAAACTGACTTTTATAAATTTGACAAATTCATTCAGAAGTTGTATAATAAAGGTTGTCATGAAATCAAAATTATTGAAGACATGTCAGAGTTTCAAGATGGTGAAATAAATGAAGAGATTAATTTAGAAGATACAGTTTCTGTTCTGTCTAATTATATTGAGTCAATTGAAACTGATGTTGACAAAGAGCAAATCAAAACTTACATGAGAACACTGTACACTGAAGCGATTAATATTGAGGTTGTTTAATGATTGTTTTTAAATCGGTAACTTGGAAAAACTTTCTTTCAACTGGTAACTCACCTAATAAAGTTTTATTAAATAGATCTCAAACTACTCTTATCATTGGTAAGAATGGTGAGGGGAAAAGCACAATCTTAGATGCATTGTGCTTTTCGTTATTTGGCAAGCCATTCCGTAATATTAACAAAGGGCAACTTGTAAACTCTATCAATGGTAAGGGTTGCTCTGTTGAGATTGAATTTGATATCAATGGTAAAGAGTATAAGATCATTCGTGGTATCAAACCAAATGTATTTGAGATCTGGCAAGATGGTGAGATGATTAACCAAGATGCTGCATCAAGAGACTATCAAAAAATTCTTGAACAACAGATTCTTAAATTAAATTACAAGACATTCACTCAAGTAGTTATCCTTGGATCTGCATCATTTGTTCCATTCATGCAGTTACCAACAAGTCAAAGAAGAGAAGTTATTGAAGACATCCTTGACATTCGTATTTTCTCTACAATGAATTCATTGTTGAAGGAAAGGATACAGGAAACAAAAGATGATATTACCAAAATCGAAAACGAAATCTCTACTGCGAAAACAAAAGTTGATTCGCAAACACAAATCATCAAAACTATTTCCGAAGCAAAGACTAGTGCCATCGAAAGTATCGGAGCAAAAATTTCTGTTAACACTACTGAGATTTTATCATGTGAGAGCCAGATCGAATTTATCCTTTCGGAGATCAATACTCTTAAAGCAAGCATCAATGACAAGGAAACTATATCTGAAGACATTGACAAAGCCAAATCAATCCGTAGTAAGTTGCTTCAGAAAATCGAAACTTGTGAGCACAACACAGAGTTTTTTAGCGAACATGATGTTTGTCCATCGTGTAGCCAAGATATCCCAGAAGAATACAAAGAGGGTATTATCAAAGATCTTAATGAGAAACTGTTGGACAACAACACAAAGATTACTGAACTCGAAACCATACTCACTAACCTTAATGCGAAACTATTGCAAATTAACGAAGTGGTTGATCAAATCACCGACAAGAACATTGAGTTATCTACAAGAAACAGTACGATCACCTTACTCAACAAACAAGTCCGTGAACTTGAAGCTGAGACCCAAAGGGTTAAATCTGACACAACTAACATCGATGAGGAGAAGGGTAAGTTAAAAGATCTAGCCAAAGAAGCAATTAGTAAGATCAGTCAAAAAACTCAACTCCAAGAACAAAGAAATCTGGAAGATGTTGCCAATATCTTATTAAAGGACACTGGCATTAAGACAGCAATCATTCGTGAGTATCTTCCAATCATGAATAAGCTGATCAATAAGTATCTCCAAGCAATGGATGCTTACATTCACTTTGAATTAGATGAAGCATTCAACGAATCAGTTAAGTCTAGATTTAGAGATGACTTCACATATGCGTCTTTCTCTGAAGGTGAGAAGATGCGTATCGACCTATCAATCCTATTCACATGGAGACAGATTGCAAAGATGAAGAACTCAGTGAACACAAACCTGTTGTTACTTGATGAGATCTTTGATTCATCTTTGGATACAGCTGGCACTGATTACTTCTTGAATTTGATGAATCAGTTTGGAGAGAACACAAACATCTTCGTCATCTCTCACAAAGGTGATCAACTGTTTGATAAGTTTAGATCTGTAATTAAGTTCGAAAAGCGAAACGATTTTTCCATTATTGCAACTTAGTAAGTAGTCACTCTCCTTGCAAGCCCTGTCTCTACAAGGGCTAGAATAACCTTACCAAGTGTAGGGTTATTTCATTTAGTGCTTGTCTTTAATTGTCGATTGCTGTATAATAGTCGTATATTATGGAGATTGCTATGGAAAATCAATGGAGTGGTTTTGATGACTTTGAGTTAGCATGCTTGTGTCATGGTTATGGTATCGAAGAAGAATGTGTATTTGAAGGCATCCTTCCTGTGAAATTGGCTAATCGTGCAAAGATCGAAGCACTGTTGACTGAATTCGAATTTGAATTGGCATTTGGAGAATAAATAATGGAAATGAAAGCAACTGATCTCTCCGCAAGACTGCTGGCAACTGAAAACCTTTCAGTGATTCGTGCCAGAACTCGCACTGCATCTTTTGACATCAAGAGTCGTATCCTGACTCTGCCGATGTGGAAAGATATGACTCCCGAAATTGAAGATATGTTGGTTGGACACGAAGTGGGTCATGCCCTTTACACTAACGATGACTATCTTGCACCACTACGGGATACCCCTAAGTTACACTCATACATGAATGTCCTAGAAGATGTTCGTATCGAGAAACTTATCAAACGCAAGTATCCAGGATTGCGCAAGCGCATGAACGAAGGTTACAAGCAACTCAATGATCGTGACTTCTTTGGCACAAAACAAGTGCAAGACTTTGACGAACTGTTACTCATTGACAAAATCAATCTTTACTTTAAAGCTGGATTCCAGTGTGGTGTTACATTCACACCTGATGAAAAGACATTTGTGAATCGTGCTGAACGCACTGAAACAGTCGATGAAATTATTGAATTGGCAAACGACATCTATGCATACTCAAAACAGCAAGCTGAAGAGCGCAAACAGAATGTACAATTTGAAGAACAAGATGAAGAAGATGCTGAAGAAGGTGACGACGAAGACGAAGATCCAGACTATGGCGACTTTGATATTGAAAATGATGAAGATGACTTCGAAGAACAAGATGCTAAAGACGAAGATCTAAAACCAGCCAAGAAGAATAAATCATCTGCTCTTCAAAATGACGACAGGTCTGATGAGGGTGATGACTTAGAATCTAAAACAGAAAGAGCATTCCAAAATAAATTGGAAGACTTAGCTGATGATTCTACCGAATACAAATATTGGAAATTTGATACAGATTATTTCCGTGATCCAGTTATCGGTTACAAACAAATTCTCAATGAAACTAAATCACCTGAGAAATGGGCAGTTGACAATCCAGAAACGACAGACTGGCGCACTCGCAATATGAGTGAAGAACAACGAAATGCTTTCTACTCATCAGAAGATTCAGATTTTGTTCAATTCAAAACCGAATCTATTCGTACTGTGAATTATCTCGTAAAAGAATTCGAGATGAAGAAGTCTGCTCAACTTCACAAGCGTGCAATGGTATCAAAAATTGGTTCATTGGACATGAAGAAAGTTTATGCATACAAGTTGCAAGACGATCTGTTCAAGCGTATCACTTCTTTGCCACAAGGTAAGAATCATGGTATGGTTCTTCTTGTTGATTGGTCTGGTTCAATGACTGACGTATTGAAAGATACCATGAAGCAAGTCATCAACTTGGCTATGTTCTGTAATCGTGTTCAGATTCCATATCGTGTGTTTGCATTCACTACTGATTATACATACAATACCACAGTGGCAGATGCTGAAAAACAATATGCTTGGAGAAGTGCAAAAAGAGGATCAACCGATTTGATTGACTGTGCTGACAGATTCAACTTGTTAGAATTTTTCAATAACAAAATGACTACAAGTGAATTCAATTCAATGGCTCGTCGTGTCCTTGACCCTCGTTTCTTTTGGAATGATGGCTATAACACTGGTGGAACTCCACTTAACGAAGCATTGGTATACTGCTATGCTACATTGGGTAAGTTTATTAAGAACAACAACATCGAGAAAACTACTTTCATCACTCTTACTGATGGTGAGGGTGGAACATTGGGCACATACGCTGGTGGTCGTTTTGATGAAACTCGCACAGAGATTGTTAACAATGCTTACAAACGAATCAAGATTAAGCACTTTATTAAAGATGAAGTTACACAAAAGACTTATGAAATTGGTCGCCTTTCTGGTAATCAAACTGAGATGATTCTTCGAATGATTAAAGATCGTTACAATATTTCGATGGTTGGATTTCACATCTGTGCTAATCGTGGTCGTGATTTGCGTAGTGTTGCACAATCAAACTTACCAGATTACAATGGAGACATCTACGCATTGATTGAAACTTGGAAGAAAGAATTTAGAACAAATGGTTTTGCGTCGGTGAAAAATACTGGTCGTGATGAGTTGTTTTTGATTCCACAATCTTCAACCAAGATTCAAGAAGGTGAGATGGATGTGAAAGCAGATGCAAATGCAAAAGCGATTGCAAAGAATTTCGGCAAATTCTTGAATGTAAAGAGGACTTCCCGAATCCTGCTCAACCGATTCGTTGGATTAGTAGCGTAAGTTGTTGATTTTACAAGGCAAAATAAGTGTTGACTTTTATTGCGCCCTGTAGTATAATAGTTGTATGAATTTGTGAAAGTGTATTTTTATTATGGAGAATGTGATGGCAAAAACTGATAACCAGTTCCGTGATTCGTTTGAATCAAAGATGAAAGAAATGTACCCTGACACTGCAACCAAAGGCACTGTCAGTCGTCCAGAACTTTTGAGTGTTATGAAAACACTAAAGACAGAGAAGTATCCTCTGTGGCTTATGAAAAATAAAGTTGGTCGTGGTTTGTATGCTATTGATGGCACTGGAAACCAGATTGTTGGAAACACTGCATTGAAAGCACAACCTGTGAAGCAAGAATCATTTAAGGTGGATTACTCTGATATCTCAGCATTGATTCCCCAGAAAGATCCTAACTTTGTTCCATTCGGTAACTACACTGATTTGGAAAACATCATCAAGTCTGGTATCTTTTATCCTGCTTACATTTCTGGTCCAACTGGGAATGGCAAGTCAACCATGGTTGAACAAATTTGTGCCAAGCACAAGCGTCCGCTGATTCGTGTTAACCTTAACATGATGACTGACGAAGAACAACTTATCGGTTCCAAGACATTGGAAGATGGTAATGTGGAGATTGTCGAGGGTCCAGTTTTGATTGCAATGCGCAGTGGTACTGCACTTTTGCTAGACGAAATTGATGCAGGTTCAGCGAATACTTTGCTTTGCTTGCAACCAATTCTTGAGGGTAAGCCATACTACTTCAAACTCAAGAACGAGATGATTGTTCCAGCTGAAGGATTCAACATCTTTGCCACTGCCAATACTAAGGGTAAGGGTAGTGACGATGGTCGTTATATTGGTACCAATGTTTTGAACGAAGCATTCTTGGAGCGATTCGCTGTTACATTCGAACAGGAATACCCAAATGCAAAAATCGAAGTTAAGATTATCAAGAATCTCATGGAAACTTATGGCTGTCTAGATGCCGAGTTTGCAGAGACACTCGTGAAGTGGGCTGAAGCAATTCGTCGCACTTTCGAGGATGGTGGTGTGGATGAAACTATTACGACTCGTCGTATGATCCATATTGTTCGTGCCTTTGCGATTTTCAAGAATCAGCAGAAAGCAGTTGAGTTGTGTTGCAATCGTTTCGATGCTGCAACAAAAGCTGCATTCATTGACTTGTTCGATAAGGTGTCAAACCCACAACCTGAAGTAGTCGCTACAGTTGCAGAGACTCCAAAGGTGGACGACGAGATTCCCTTCTAAATGCAAGACTCTAGCAATCCCCTGCAACTTGTAGGGTTATTGCAAAAAGAACTTGCCTTTAATTCGGAAGTGTAGTATAATAGTATCTGTTAGTTAGAATTTTTTGTGAAACTTTAAAAGGAATATATTATGTTGAAATTTGCAAACTTGTCTTTGTCTCAAAAGCGTTTTGTTGTGGCTGTTCTTGAGTCCAACAAGCAGTATAAGAAAACCGCTCAGATTACTCTGAAGGAATGTGCTGCAATTTATTACACTATTCGTGACCAGCGTACTGGTGCGAAAGGTGAAAAGATTGGATACCCTAACTGGTTGTTCAATAAAAACAAAGTCGAACGTGGTGTTTACCAGTTGCCGATTCCTACTGATGCTGAGTTGTCTGCTTATGCCAAAGAATTGGCTGACAAGAATACTCCTAAAGTAGTTAAGGCTAAAGCCAAAGTTGCGAAACTTGCCAAGGCTAAGACTGTTAAAGTTGCAGCACCTGCTAAGACTGCTGTGCAGAAAGAAGACAAGATGGAAATGTCTCGTCTTCAAAAGATCATCGATGACTCAGTAGATGTTGATTCAGATACTGAAGACTTCAATGCGATCCTGCGTGAGAATGGAATCTCAGTTTAAATACTAAATTATCTTTCGTCTGGGGATTTGCCATCACCCAGACGATTTTTTTCATTTGATGGCTGTTAATTGGAGTTATATTATATGTCTAAACAAGACTTGTTGCTGAAGCACCTTTCCGTTGGTAAAGCATTTACTGCTAAACAAATCAAAGCATCGTTTGGTATTGCACATCCTGCAAGCACCATTCGTAACTTGCGTGAGCAAGGCTACTGTGTTTACTCAAACCCAGCAGTTGTAAATGGTGCTGAAGTTGTTAAGTACCGTATCGGTAAGCCAACTCGTGCTATGGTTGCCCTTGCTGCAGCTGTGCGTGGTTCTGCTGCATTCACTGGTCGTTCAGCCTAAGTGATTTAATAATGGGCATTCTTCGGAGTGTCCATTAGTTATTTCATTTGGAGAAAATATGGCAACCAAAGAAGATATCAAGAAGTCACAAAATGCCACCACAGGTGGTCGTAAATTTGATGGTGGTAAACTACAATATGGTTTACTGCCACCACTTGCATTAAAAGCTACTGTAGAAATTCTAACATTTGGCGCAGAGAAATATGAGCCAGATAATTGGAAGAATGTTCCTGACTCAAAACGTAGATACTTTGACGCTATGCAAAGACATCTTTGGGCATGGAAAGAGGGAGAACAAGATGATCCCGAGACTGGCAAAAACCACTTGGCACATGCAATGTGTTGCTTAATGTTTTTGTATGAGCATGATGTAAAGTATTCTAAAGGAGATATTTAATGGATAGTTTAGTTTATCGTTCAGCCACTGCTATTAATGCAGCAATGGGTAGGGTTTATCTCTACATGTTTTATGCTGTTGTTGCTTCTTTTGTAACTGCAGGTTTAGTTACATCTACCCCTGCTCTAATGGCGTTTTTCTTTACAGGTATTATGAAGTGGGTAACGATATTTTCCCCACTGGTTTTTATTTTGGTATTATCGTTTGGTATCGAGAAACTGAATAAACAGCAGGCACTTCTTGCTCTTGTCGGCTTTGCTGTTGTTTGGGGTATTAGTATGGCAGCAGTGTTTGCTGTTTATACCACAGCAAGTATTGTGTCTGCATTTATGGGGGCTAGTATTTTATTTGCCGTAATGTCTTTCTATGGTTACTTTACTAAGAAAGATTTGACTAGTCTCGGGCAATTTATGTTCATCGGACTAATCGCCATTGTCATCGCAAGCATTGTCAATATTTTTATTGGTAGTAGCGTTGGTGCTATGGTTATTTCAGCGTTGGCTATTATCATCTTTCTTGGATTGACTGCCTATGATACACAGAACATTAGGAACTTAGTTTCTTATGACACTAGCGATGGTAAGAACGAAGTGATTGGTGCTTTAAGTTTGTATATGAATTTAATCAATATTTTCTTAGCACTGTTACAGTTGTTCGGTAATAAAGAAGACTAACAAAAGTAATATCAAAATAAATTTGCCAAATGCCTCGTTTTGAGGTATAATGTTTTATACATAGTAATGTACAATTTGAAAAAGGAAACCTAATGAAATTATCTAAAGAAACCGTATCCCTAATTAAGAATTTTGCTGGCATCAATAGCAACCTTCTTCTTAAGAATGGAAACAAACTAGCAACTATCAGTGCACAAAAGAATGTGATGGCTGATGCAACAACTACTGAGTCATTCCCTGACTTTGCCATCTATGATTTGAATGAGTTTCTGGGTGCGATGTCTTTATTTGACGATCCTGAATTGGAATTCCAAGACAAGTATGTTTCTATCAAACAAGGTAACATGAACATCAAGTTCTTTGCTGCAGACCCATCTGTTTTGGTAGCACCACAAAAGGCAATCACATTCCCAGATGCAGAGATTAACTTTAATATGTCTGCAACAATGTTGGATATGATTAAGAAAACTTCTTCAGTCCTTCGTGCTGCTGATGTATCAATCGTTGGTGATGGTAGCAAAGTTACTGCTGTTGTTGGAGATAAAAAGAATGCCACTGGTAACTCTTACAGTGAAACAATTGGTGACACTGATAAAGTATTTAAAGTAAACTTGAAAGTAGAAAACTTAAAGATGCTTCCAGGAGATTATCAAGTGTCAATCTCAAGCAAGAAAATTTCTCGTTTCAAAGCACCAAACATCGACTTAGTTTACTATGTCGCAGTAGAAGCAGATTCTACATTTGAATTTTGATTTTGGAGAGAGTATAATTACTCTCTTCTTTTTATTATGGAGTTATTATGATTGATTCACGTGAAGACCAATTCTTGTGGGTAGAAAAGTATCGTCCACAGAAGATTGATGACTGTGTGCTACCACAAGCACTTAAAGATACATTCAAACAATACATCACACAAGGCGAACTGCCCTCATTCTTATTCTCAGGAACAGCAGGTGTAGGTAAGACCACAGTAGCAAAAGCACTATGTAACGAGATCGGTGCTGAGTATATTCTTGTTAACGGATCTGATGAAGGTCGTTCAATTGATGTTCTAAGAACTACACTTAAAGGATTTGCTTCTACGGTATCTCTTACTGATGCCAAGAAAGTCGTTATCGTTGATGAAGCAGACTACATGAATGCTCAATCAGTTCAACCTGCATTGAGATCATTCATTGAAGAATTCTCTGGCAACTGTCGCTTTATCTTCACATGTAACTTTAAGAATCGTATTATTGAACCACTCCACAGTCGTTGTTCTGTGGTTGAGTTTAAGATTGATTCCAAAGACAAGCAGGAGATCGCTGCAACCTTCTTCAAGCGAGCAGTATCAATCTTAAAACAAGAGCAGATTGAATTTGATCCTAAAGTTGTTGCCGAACTAATCACTAAACACTTTCCAGATTACCGTAGAATTCTAAATGAACTTCAACGATACTCTGTATCAGGTAAGATTGATTCTGGCATCCTTGTCAATATGTCTGAGGAATCATTTAAGGGTTTGATTAAACTTCTTAAAGATAAAGACTTTAACGAAGTCCGTAAGTGGGTTTCTAAGAACTCGGACTCAGATACTACCTCACTATTCCGTGAACTATACGATAGTGCTGCAAATACGATCGAACCAAACAGTGTTCCACAAATGGTTCTTATTCTTGCAGACTACCAGTATAAAGCAGCATTTGTTGCTGACCATGAGCTAAATATTATGGCAGCACTCACTGAGATTATGGCTCAGTGTAAATTCAAATGAGGCTACCATGGAAATCTTTATTTTAGTAATAACATTTTTAATTGGTATTAATTTAGGTTGGAATGCTCGTGAAATGTATGCTAGGCATATAACAGAATCGATACTATCTAAATTTGAACAATTACAAGACGGAACTATAGAACAAGATGTAATTTACATTACAATAGAACTAGATAGCGGTATGTTCTATGCTTATCATAAAGAAAGCAGTGTTTTTATTACACAAGCAAATACACGTGAAAAATTAGAAAAACAACTTGCTGAATTGTTTCCAGATAAAAGATTTGGATGTACTCCAAAAAACTTAAAAGAATGTGGGTTTATTAAATGAGCCCATTCGACTTTATCAATGCAATTAATCTAAGTAAAAAGAATCTGTTCGAGGATCCACAAGCTAATAAAAACTACGACGCATTTATTGTTAATAGAGGACTGAGTTATTTTCCAGATACAGTTTTGTATGCAAATGAGATGAACCGTAACTCAAGCATACCAAAAGACTGGCAGTTTACATTTCTCCTAAATACTATACCAAAGAAAAAGCGATTCTCAAAATGGCATAAAAAAGATGCTGCTTCTGAATCTATTATTCTTATAAAAGAATACTTTGGATATTCATCAGAAAAGGCACTAGAAGCATTGAGCCTTCTTTCCGATGACCAGTTAGTTATGATAAAAGAAAAATTATATAAAGGTGGAAAATAATGACTGTCGAATTGATTTATTACGACTGGAATCCTGACTCTATGCTTGAAGTTATCTTGCCAGAACCAGATAACTTCTTAAAGATTCGTGAGACCCTAACACGTATTGGTATTGCTTCTAGAAAAGAAAACAAGTTATATCAATCTTGCCATATCTTGCATAAGCAAGGTAGGTACTTCATCGTTCACTTTAAAGAACTATTTGCTTTAGATGGAAAAGAATCTAACATAACATCTAATGACATTGAGCGCAGAAATACTGTTACAGGATTATTGCAAGATTGGGGTCTGCTAAAGATTATAGATAATACAAAGGCAGAACAAAAGGTCTCTTTGTCACAGATTAAAATTGTGGCATATAAAGAGAAAGAAGATTGGGAATTAGTTCCTAAATATAACATTGGCAAGAAAATTGTCACTAAATAATTTTACATTAATTTTGGAGAAATAAATGATTATCAAACTTGAGTTGAGTATCGAAGAAGTAAACACTGTATTGCGTGTATTGGGCAAGCATCCCTTTGAGGAAGTTGTTACATTGATTGGCAAAATCAAACAACAAGGTGACCCACAAGCACAAGCACTAGCTGACGCAACACCTGCAGCTACTGACGCTACAGTATAAATAGAATTGGCTTCACCTTAGGACCGCTAAGAAACGAAGCGTTATAAAGCGGACATGACGCACGATGTCGCTGGAATCGTAACCAGCATTTTAATACGGCTCTCATCAATTTGCCTTCGGGGAATTGCTTGAGAGTTTTTCTAACTCGCTTAATAGGAGCAAAACAATGTTGAATAACATTAACACAGCCATCGATTCTTTCCAAGGAATCAAATCTAAATTCGTTGAGACCTGCGTCAAAAACGAAGAACTAAAAAAGCCACTCAATCAATTTATTGAAGCCCAGTCTTCTTTTGCAAAGATTGTTGCTAAAGCACATGTAGACTTTTATACGTCTCTTGGTCTTTCAGCTTACACATTCGATGCTAAAAAAGCATTTGCTAAACAATAAGGAGATTGATATGACAAACTTAGCATTATTTGGTCCAGGATTCAAGGACTTTGATCGTTTCTTTGTTGGATTCGAAGAGCCAATGGCTCGCATGCATAAGATGCATGAAGACTTTACCAAGAACATTCCAAACTATCCACCATACAACATCATCAAGCATGATGAAAATCATTACACCATTGAGTTGGCTGTAGCTGGTTTTGGTCAGCAAGACATTGATATCGAGATGGAAGATGGTAAGTTAGTTGTTCGTGGTAACATTAAAGCTGACGATACTCCAGATAACTTCTTGTTCCGTGGAATCGCTAATCGTGCTTTCACTCGTGCCTTTGCTATCGATGACCACATCGAAGTTAAAGACGCTGAGATGTTCAATGGTATGCTTAAGATCTTCTTGGAGCGTTTGATTCCAGAAGAAAAGAAACCAAAGAAGATTCAAGTAAAGTCTCGCAAGGGTAAAGAATTATTGCAGGAGGATGCTTATGATAAAGCTGCTGAAACTCTTTAAGAATACTATCTTTGATTTGGCTGAAGGAATTAAAACATTCAGAACTTACAAAGTAGGTAAGATTAAGTAATCATAGCAAGTAGGGAGAGTTTCGACTCTCCCTAAATATTTGTTATGATGAAAGCAAAACTAACACCAAACCTAATATCTTTCTTTCTGGTTCGCAGAGGGAATTGGATGCTCAAGGTATCCGTGTATAAGAATAAACAAATTTTAGTTTTTATGCAACATGTATATGATATGGATAAAATTATTATGCAATATTTTCACGATCAAAACGAAGCAGCAAATTTTATTGAACAACTTATAGAAGAATAAATTATGAGTTACATATCACCTTATCTTTATAAGGTAATGATAGATGATCCATATATGTCATCTGATATTATAAATTTTATTGATAGCTCTGAAGATCAACAAAATCATAAAACACATGCTAAAGCATTAATGACAAGCTGGGATGTTTCTAAAGAAAAAGGATTCGACCAGCTTTGTGTTTATGTACAAAATGCAGTGTACCAAGCATCCTTAAATAAATATGGTAATACTTCTCACATTAATATAGACGACTTTGAAATTGTATCAATGTGGGGACTTAAATATAGTTCTGATGATTTTGCTACAGAACATACTCATTATCCTTCTTTATGGTCTGGTTGTTTTTATTTGAATGCTCCAGAAAATTGTCCTAATATAGAATTTTTATGTGGAGATACTATATGGAGAGAAGTACCAATAACAAATGGTTTATTGATAATTTTTGAAGGTAATACTATGCATAGAGTTAGAAAGACTAAATTTGATGGATACCGTTATGCAGTATCTTTTAATATATGTAAAAATCACAAACTTGATATAGAGGAATAATATGATTAAAGTATTTAAATTAATTAATGGTGAAGAATTAATAGCGAAAGTAGAACCAGCTGGACATGGATGGAATCTTAAAGATCCTGCTGCAATTGTAATTCAACAAACTGATAAAGGTGTTGGCGTAGCATTAGCCCCATATATGCCATATTCACTTAGTGACATTACTCTTAATTCCACCGCAGTTATCTCTGAGGCTATTCCAAACCTTAATATGGAAAACGAATATAATAGAATTTTTGGATCTGGAATTCAGATTGTATCCACATTAAGTAAGTAAGTACTAACTTACTAGAGACTAAAGACCCTGTAGAGACAGGGTCTAGAATAACCCTACCGAGTGTAGGGTTTTTTCATTTAGTGCTTGTCTTTAATTGCAACTTAGGGCATAATAGTTATATTATGATGAGAAAAGGAAATGAAATGACTGACTTTGAAAAGCGTTGCTACGGTATGACTGAAGCTGACATCCGTGAAGAGTACATGAACTCTATCACTGCAAAATTCTCTGGTCTTGAGATGGTTGCGATGGGTGTTCTTTCTGATGCGCAAGAACTGATGACTTTTGGTAATGATCAAGCGACTGATCAGGCTCGCAAAAACATCAACATCGCAAAATTCATTCTGTCAGAAATGATGGAAGCCCGAATGACCGAAACTGCTTAATTGATAAGGAACTATATTATGATCTCGACTATCTACAAAACTAAATCTGAACAACGTGCTGAAACTGAGAAGCAGGTCAAACTCTTTTTGAAAAAGGGTGGATCGATTGAAGTTGTGAAGCCACGTAAAGCACCAAAGCCACGCATGTCAGGTAAAGTTACACGATCTGGTTCCACTGGGACTTCTGGTTTTGCGACTGGATTCCCTACCAAGAGTTGCATTTAAGTGTTGTCTTTAATTCACACTTGTGGTATAATAGTTGTATGATGATTGAAAAGGATCTACAGATGTCAAACGAATTCAAATCTTGGGAAGAAATGTCTGTGTTGGAACAGATGCAGTGTCAGTACTGGGATATGTACAAGGATGCGTATGGTGTCCGTCCTCGTGGTATCGATACCACTCAGTGGACTGAGGAAGAATTCATGGCAGAATTCGAAACCCTTGGTCGAGTCATCGAGCGTGAAGAGATTGCTCGCAAAGAAAGCGAAGCCAGTGCTGCAGTTCGTTTCGAAGCGCAGATCGATTCATTGATCTCTGCTGGTGCAGTGTCACGTGAAGCTGCACTCAAGTGGATCCACGAAGCTGAAGGTACTAGTGGTGATGATGAGTACCTGTGCTTTACCTTGGGTCTCCGCTACGGCTACTTTCGGAAAGCAGCATGATTCTCGCTAGAGAAATTACTCAGTGGGAAGTAGGTACGGCATGTAATCATACTTACATCATGACTGAATCAAAAGACAAAATCTTTGGTTACTTTAAAAAGAATAATCCCAAAGACTTTATGATGTTCAAGAATCCGATTCGTATTGATATACGATATCGTAAATTCAAAGTTATTCAACGCAATATGCATTTTGCTGGACAAGAGCCAACAAATAAAATCTGGCATATCAAAGGTAGCAAAGACAACGTATATACCGTAGAAGAATCAGAAAATGGTATGGTCTGTAGTTGTATCGGTTTTAAATATCATGGTAAGTGTAAACATATTGATGGAGTTTTGAATGAACATAAATGAATTTCTAAACAGTCTCGCTGAAAATGCCTCACGCAATTTCAAGATCGACCAATTAAACTCTCAGAGCGATAACGAAACTCTGCGTGAGGTAATTCGGCTAGCACTGGATCCATTTACTCAATTCTATCAACGAAAGATTCCAGCGTACAGCCGAGATCCAAAATTCAATACGATGACTCTTGGCTTTGCTATGGGACAGTTGTATAGTCTTTCAAGTAGAGAAGTGACAGGGCATGCTGCAATTGATTTCCTTAAAAATGTTTTATCTTCTCTTGATGCTGATGATGCTAAAGTGATTGAACGAATCATCCAGAAGGATCTAAACTGTGGCGTTGATGTATCGACTGCCAACAAGGTTTGGTCTGGTTTGATTCCTGAGTATCCATGTATGCTGTGCTCACCATTCGAACAAAAGCTGGTTGACAAGATTAAATTCCCAGCGTATGCTCAGATGAAGATGGATGGTATGCGTTTCAATGCCATTGTTCGTAGTGGCAAAGTAGAATTCCGTAGTCGTAATGGTAAGCAGATTCATTTGCTGGGTAATCTAGAGAAAGAATTCGCTGCACTTGCTGGTGATGTTGATTGTGTATTTGATGGTGAGTTGTTGGTTATGCTTGATGGAGATCATCAGTTTGCAGATCGTCAAACTGGTAATGGTATCCTAAACAAAGCAAACAAAGGTACTATCTCTGCTGAACAAGCTGCAATGGTTCATGCTTCTGTTTGGGATTTAATTCCTTACGCATACTTCACTGATGGTTATTGTGGAACTCCGTATGCAAAACGATTCAACACACTGGTACAAATTACCAGCAAGCAGAAAGCAGAAGGCAAAAAGATCTGGGCAGTTACATCGTCAATTGTTGAAACGATAGAACAAGCGCAAGAGATCTTTCAAGAATATCTTGCAGAAGGTTTCGAAGGTATCATCCTTAAAGATGGTGCTGGTGTTTGGGAAGACAAACGTAGCAAGACGCAAATTAAATTCAAAGGTGAGTTGGAATGCGATCTAAAGATTGTTGCAGTCGAAGAAGGTAAAGGTAAAGCAGTTGGAATGCTTGGTGCAATTATCTGTGAATCTGCAGATGGAATTGTAAAGGTAAATGTTGGATCTGGTTTTACAGATGCAAATCGCAAGCAGTATTGGAGTGAAAATTTAGTTGACAAAATCGTAGCAGTGAAGTATAATAGTCGTATCAAGAATAAAGCTGGAGAAGAATCATTGTTCCTTCCAGTGTTCATTGAACTTCGTGATGATAAAGATGTTGCAGATAATTCAAAGGTGATAAAATGAAAGTAGTAATTAATACATGTTTTGGTGGATTCGGTATCTCAAATGAAGCATTCGAGAAGTTACTGGACCGTAAAGGTATTGCGTTTGATAAAGTGCCAGCCAAGTTTCCAATTCGTGGAAACGACTCAGACTATTACAAAGCAGGTAGTGAACAATCTGACGCTACATACATAAGTGAGTATGAGTTCTATGAACAACGCAATGATCCAGATTTGATTGCTGTGATCGAAGAGATGGGTAGAGCAGCAGATGGTTGGGCGTCTGAATTGAAGATTGTTGAAGTGCCTGATGATGCTGAGTGGCACATCCATGAGTATGATGGTATGGAACATGTGGCAGAAAACCACAGGACATGGGGCTGATATGAAGATGAAAATCTCGCAAGATACTGCAGATAGTATTACAAAAGACAATCTAAAACAGTGGAGAACATATCTTCAGTCTGAGTTAGACCAATGGTCAGCTAATCCAAAGAACGAACTCAATCCTGACGGAGTTTGGATGCATCCAGACGATGTAGTTGGCAATACAAAATATATTATGGCATGCACTTTAATCATTGATGCATTTGGAGGATAAAATGAAACGTGAACTTGATGAAGCACTATGTGCAAAGTATCCGCTGATCTTTAAAGATCGTAATGCAGATATGCGAACTACAGCCATGTGCTGGGGATTTGACTGTGGTGATGGTTGGTATAATCTCATTGATGTTCTTTGTGGTCTGTTGACTTCTGAATATCGTGGTGCTGAAAGTCGTTATGAATCCATCAAAGATAAAGTTGGCCAACCAACATTTGGATTCAAAGATAATGGAGATCCAGTTGGTAAAATTGTCACTCAAGAACTGATTGATGAAGCCAAAGCAAAACTAGATGAAGAAACATTGAAGGTTCCAGTTGCTTCTCAAGTTAAAGAAAAGTTTGGTGGACTTCGTTTCTATGTTCAAGCTGCAACAGACAAACACTATCAATATATTTCTTTCGCAGAGTCTATGAGTTATCGTACTTGCGAAGAGTGTGGTGCTCCAGGA